ATCAAGGTTACTAAAATTCTTGATTCGAGCATAAAAAAAGACTTGGCAGCACAAACTACCAAGCGACAATAGAAAAAAACAAAAACATTCTGCACGTAATCGTCCAAAAGTACATCTATAGTGTACCTCTATTTAGATTAAATGTCTAATGCCATGCACAAAATAAAAAACCCCGACTAAAAGTCGAGGACAGTTCGAGAAATTATCGAAATAACGCCAAGTATTCCTAAGGATAGGTTATCACTTATCGTAGAGAATGGCAAATATAAAAAAGAGCTATGAGATAACCTCGTAGCTCTTGCCTATGATGGATAGGCTTATTCATCAAAACCAAATATTATTATACCAAATAAAAAAAGCCCCAGCAAATGCCAGGGCTTCGACCACTACCACCATGATGTCCGAACTGTGGTCTGTCGGGAGGTGATATACTCCTTTTCGTTTTTAAGTTTTCGTGGTCTTGATTAATTATTCGTAGTAGTTAACAAGGTCGTCTTTATCCCAACATGAGAGCCAAACCGTACCAAATTGGCCAAACTCAAAGTGTCGGTAATAATAGCCGCCGTAGTAGCCACCATCGGCCATGTCAGTGATGTTAGATTCATCACCAGCAAAACTGAAGAACATGCCAGCTTTGAAATCTTGATCAGCACCGTCTGGCAAGTCGTTACCGTCGGCATCCACCCAGTTCACCATTGAAACAGGAATACCATTCTCTGTCCAGTCGAACCCTACGGGTGCCAAATAGTCACATTTAATTTGCCAAATACCGTTAACATATTTGACTTCATTGGCTTCATAGTAAGCCTTGGATTGCGGCACTACCGCAGTATTAGCTTGGTTGTTGGTTTGAGGTGCAGTGTCAGCATATCGCCAAACTTCGATATAAGCCGGCTGATTCCATCCATAGTAGTCATTCCAAGGATAAGTGTTGATAGCTTGTCCAACTGCTCCTTGAGTTGAGAAATCACAACTGATGAAGTATGTATCATCAATCATGACACCGACATGCCCACCAGCTCCACCAGAGCTAGACATGTCAGCACCCCACGACATCAAAACGATATCGCCTGGCAATGCGTCCCATGACTCATTACGGCAAACACGATAGAAACCGTTGTTTGATAATTGCTGACCAAGGGTTACTGTAGATGGTAGCCCTTGAATACCGATACCAGCTTCTTTTAAGGCTTGCGATACCGAACCGGAACAGTCAGCCGTCCCGTCTGTACCATTACGGCTACCGAGCATTGAATAAGTCAATAGTCCTCGATGGCTAACGAACCAGTTAATTAGTGATTGTTGAACACTCATTTAAGTGCCTCCTTGTAATTATTTTTGAATAGCTTGTTTAATTTCCGAGATAGTCCTCTCAAACTCTTCAACCTTTTGTTTTAAAGCGTCAATTTCGCTTGTTGGTAATTGAGATTTTGTTACAAGCGGGTCTTCTGCCCATTTATTTTGCTCTAGGACTTGTTTAAAAAAGTTATTATACGTTGGAAATAAACCATACGCTTGACTTACAGACAATGATGAAGATTGTTGACTTTTAATTTCACCAATATCATGCCCGATGGCTTCAATAGCCTTGCTTAAATTGCTCATAAAACCACCTCATTAGAGAGCGTTCTTCGCAGTATTGTAGACACTCACAAGGTCTTCTTGCTCGATAGTATCGAGACGGCCACCCAATTCAGTCATTTTCGAGATAATACCACTGTCAGTGTTTCCACCAGCAGCAGTGATTTTATCAGCGATTTCTTTGAGCGTATCAAGTTCTTCCGGTGCATTACCGATAATGTCAGTCTTAGCTTGATTGATAGCTTGCATCAAACGTTCCTCACTGACACCAACGGTCTTATTGGCAATAGATGCCTTAATTTCTTTGATATCAGCACCTATGGCTTGGGCAAAATCATGTAATTTACTCATTTATGTTTCCTTTCAAATTTTAGCTAGGTTATAGATGTTTACGAGGTCTTCCGTGGTTTCTCCACCAGTGATTAAACCAGAATCTCGCAATTCATCCGCTAGTAACTTTAGTTTAGGGTCTTTTTTCGATGGAATCGCACCGTCAAGATTGAGCGAGCTCTTGACTTTCACCTTGAAATTATTGGATGGGAAAATATGCCCATTCAGTTTAATTTCGAGGTAATAAGTGCCTGGCTCTACGACATCCCCCATGACGAACGTGAAATGCCCGTTTTCTACGGTTACATCTTGATACAATGCCACGGTTTCATCATTTGAGAGTGTGAGCTTGCCAGTACCGGATAGCTCCATGCGTTTGCCATCAGCCCCTAAGATTTCAAAACCAAACAAGGATGTGACATCCCCACTTTTGAGAATGTCGCCCCCTTCAATTTGGTTGATAGAGGTCATGAGCGTAGCCATAGACTAGTCCTCACGAGGTTGATGGTAGTTTAAAGCTCGTTCGCTGTCTGCCACACCCTTAGTGGTAGGATCAGTAACAATTCCAAGAATAACCAAGATCACAACGAATGTATTGACACCCTCTTGAATGTTGCTAGGGATAGTAAGCCCGAATTGTTGCAACATAAGGAAAACTGCTGAGATAAGAGCTACGAGAGTAGCTTTGTTTTGCAAACGTAGTTTAAAGTTAATCATTTTCTTTTTCTCCTTTTTCTTCATTGAGAAAGAATTTATCTTTATCAATGTTTTTCTTAATGTATTTGTCGATATAAGGGATTTCCACCCCTAACGCTGATAGACTAGCCAAAATGCTAGAGCCGTAAGCGGCAATCATGGCAAAGATAAATGTATCTAGTACACCTCCTAGATTCATAAAAACTGCGAACGGATAGAATATGGCTACAAACGTAATCATGGCCGTGTGACTGACTAGCCCTTTACGAAATTTAGAGCTTGAAAACTCATGAGCAGCCCACGCTCTAGACACTCCGATAACGATGTCGCTAAAAATGATAATCATTAGCAAGAATACCCATAAATGCTCATCGATACCGTGCTCATAGAAATCTCGGACTACGTCGAATACTCCGAAGATTCCGTCTGGTTTGCTGTGCATTTAACACTCCTTAACATATTATTTAACCCCCATTTTTTAAAAACTATTTCAAAAGAATATTGTTGCCGTCTGTGGCATAAGCGATGAAGTCGTTAGAATCCACCGATGCCATACGACCATCAACCAAGCCAATGCGTTGCCCCGTCGACAGTGAACCGATGCCAGTGTCTTCTTTTGCAATGTACCCAGCGTACTTAATCACTCCCGTAGCGTTTGGCTCGATATCGTCGAGTGACACACCATAGAACAACCATGGCTCATTAGCCCCCAATGGTTGTACGGAATTACCGACCAATTTGACCGGCGTACCGACTGTGATTCTAGTCTGACTGGTATTTTTCAACGTTCTGACTTCATCCGCAAATTCGACACGTTCCTTGCGTCCTGCACTATTGATGTTGATGTAAGGCACAATCGTATTTCCGCCACCCGACACCGCAAAATGGTTTCCATGGCGTGAACCGCCTTGCTCCTCGAATAGCTTAACGCTCTTATCAATATTACAGTTCTCGATAGTAACTATTGATTTCTTAGCTCCTGTACCGTAAGACCCGTAACGGATAGATTCTTCACCGCTACCAGTGATGAAGGTACATTTTGAAATCTTCACACGGTTAGATTCAACGTTGAAATTATCGTGCATCGAGAATGGCAATGTTGTTGATTTGAATGTGCAGTTTTCAAAAAGGTAGCTACCACCCGAACCCATACCAGCCGCATAGGCTTGCGTTGAGTTCCAAACGCCATCCTTGTTTCCGAGGTGTTCAAAGTAGCAATCGATATATCTCATATCGTTGTTTGCGTACTGATTATTAGTCTCGTCATGCACTGCATATCGAGTATTTCGGACAGTGATCTTGATATTCTTGATTGTATTATGTCGCCAAACATTCAAAACACTAATACGCTTAGAAGTGTTTTGGGTTGTTTTGCTGTCTGGCACGTCCATTTTAAGGCGGACATCACCGACACCAATGATATTAACGTAGTCTGGTACTTCAATACCTTGACGCTCAGACCCGTTATTTTCAACTTCACTAAGGAAGTTGTCACCGCCCAACTCTTGAAGAATATCGTACTCACCAGAATGTATATACAAGGTAATAGGATTGTCAGCACTACCCGAACCCAATGCTTTGATAGCTTCTGTTAGCGTGCTGAAATCCCCGGCTGATTTTTTGATGGTGTATTCATTTTTGAGTTTAGGAAATGCGATAGGTGTGTTACTTTCGAGGACGGTTGACCCATAGTTAAGATTAGGCAATTTAGAGCCTGCCGCTAGTCCACCTTGAATGAGTTTCGATTGTGGGTCAGCAAGTCGTCGAGTGATTAACAGATAGCCGTTCTCGGAAGGTGTGAAGTCTTCACTAATCAAATCGTCACGAGTAGCAAACTGTTTGAGTTTGCGGTCATCAATGCTGAAAAAGTAAGTGAAGATTCCTCGAACATCCTTCAGACCGTACTTTTTGCCTTTTTCAAGATAGAAAGGCGGATAGATGCCCCATGAAGGCACATCTCCCGTCTGCTTAGCCGTACCAGTGTAATATTTCCCACGAACGAAAGTATTTTCGTCAATGAGCTGCTTAATCTCGGTTACAAAATCAAGGTCAGTAGCTTTGACATCGACCGACAACTTAGGGATTTTGAGTGAAATATAGCCGTCTGGAAGATTGTTCATGTCAACGTTAGCGGCCGCTAGTTGAGCGACTGATGCGTTGAAAACCTTAGGCTTGGCATCAACGTTTTGAGTTGACACATAGAGCAACGAGTCTTCAGTTGGTGTGTATTCCGTAGTTACCACCTTATCGCTGTCAGCTAGCTTTTTGATAACACGGCTGCCGTCTGCCGATGTTACATAAGTAAGAAAACCACGTACACCGACAATGTAATAGGTTTTCCCTTTGTACATGGTAATAGGCAAATAGCGAGACCATGTGTTGTTTGTGTCATTGATAATCTTACCGTTATTTTCAACCCAAAACGTACCGGTGATTCGGTCAGTAAGCATTTGCTTGATACCTTGGGCAAAGTCAATATTATCAGCGGTAACTTCATTACCACCAAGCCCACGGGATTGATAGACCCCGCCTTCTTTCCAAGAGCGAGCCCCTTCGTCGTAGTAATACCATTTTCCCGTGTCTTTCGCTACAACGATACCATTTGCACCGTTGGGATAAGTGCTACTGATTTCAGATAGCGAGCCAAGAACGGCTTTCGGTGCGTTGGATTCAATCTTGTTAAATTTCTTCTCAACGAAATCAGCGCTTGCCTTACCATTCAACGTGTTCTCGATAGTGCTGAGACGGTCATCAAGATTGCCGGCAAGACCACGGGCTTTGATAACTTCCATGTTCGTATTGCCGTTAGTGGCCCCGTCTGCATAGGTCGTTTCAATAGCCTTTGCAATGGCTTCCCGAACGTCTGCCCCTCTTGTCTTCTTGCGAATAGCCTTTGTCAAAACACTAATGTTCTTAGTGTTCTCGAGGGGCGTGACATCATCGTAGAGGTTCAAACGTCCCTCTGCTTCGATTTCTGGCATGTTTAATTACCTCCATTTAATTCTTGTTGCAATCTAGCAATTTCAGCTTCTACATCCTTGATTGTTCTAGCACGCTCCTGCTCGTCCATGTTGTACGATGCAAGCTGGTTATCATAGTTAGCCTTGGCTGTGAGATAATCAGCGTATTGCTTATCGTAAGCGGCAATCTCGTCCGCTGATGCGTTTGGACCAGGCGGTGTTGGTGCCGTTGGGGCTGTAGGTGCTGAGCTAGGTTTGTTTTTAAGTGCTGCGAGTTGGTCTTTAAGGGCTTTCAAGCGTTTCTCTTTATTCGCTGTCGACGTGTTCTGTTTGACACGCTCGATTGAGTTCTCGGCTTCTTGTAATTGCAATTGATATGTTGCGAGTGATTGAGATTGTGAACCGATAGTCAAATCAACTGATTGTGGATTTAGGATATCAATTTTTTTCTCTAAAATTTGCAACGTTTCGATACCGGACAAAGGTGCATTGATAATCGGGTGTTTGTTCCCGATTTCAAATTTGTCATATCGGTTATCAATCAGATAACGCTCTACCGCTGAAATCGTCCATTTTGCGAGTGCGATTTTTTGATTTCTCAAGTATTGCTTACCACGGGCTAAAAGCACGCTAGGATTGTCAATTTCTGTCCAAATGACAGCTTTACGAATGATCCCGAACTCTTTAATAAGCTCTTTGTCTTCTAAATAGGCACTGTTATTGTTGACATGCCAAATGGTCAACTGTTCTCTGGTAACGTCTGGGCTCTGGTCTTCGTCTGGATGTTCCTTCTGGATATCTGCCCCGATAGGCATAATTTGAGTAGCCAAACCATCAAAATCGAGTGCCCGACTGGCAGATTTGATGTTCTTGCCAATTTGCAGCGGTGATTTCTTGGTTTCTCCAATCTGAGCAGTCCAGTCCACATATAAACGAGTATTTCGCTCATAGATGGTCAAATAACCCCCGATATTGTTAATGATACGCTCTCGGACACAGTCCCAAGTGCTTTCGTATCCAAGGTAACGCCAAGGCTTGTCCGTCCTACTGTTAACCGTGCAAGTGCCAAGATTAATGCGTTTGTAGTCCTCAACCTCGCCATTTGCAACCCTTAGAATTTCAGTCAAGTAAGGTGCCGCTCCTTGGTTTGGCAATTTCTGGAACCATTGAGCAGAATCGTGTAAGAATGAAAGGAAGTCCTCGCAGGTCACTTTCTGAGCGAATCCATTCGTTGTCATTTCGTTAGTAGATGTCAACACTCTGCCCACGAACTCAACTTTGCCATCGTAGAGATTGACAACCTCGACGATTGACTTAAACGGCACCATTTTATTGTAGAGTGGGTGCGTGAAAGGAACAGCAAAAGAGAACTCATGAATAGTGTTTAGAGCTTGGTTGATTTCACCAACGATTACCGTACCACCTCTGGGACTGTACGGGTCGTGGATAGTTTTGCGTCCATACGTGGTGCGATTTAGCTTATCCCAGCGTCTAGCGTTGAAGTCACTCCACCAATAAACAGCATAGCCTCCCTTTTGCTTTGCGGTTTCGGGTGGCTCTGGGACCACGATTTTCTCCCCACCAACTCCGACGAGTTGCCCGTTATTGTCAGACACATAGACATGCGTTAGGAACTCCCCTCGCTCATTATTATGGTCCGAGACGTTAACGGTACAGTACCAGTTACCGCCCCATTCAACACCGTCGTACCAAATAATATCGTCCTGGTCGATAACTTTGTTTGCGCTAGGCGAGTAGTTTGTTTTTCTGCTCCACGTTGGGAAAGATACCCCTTTGATACCAGTATCATTTCTGAGTTTTGAAACCTTGACAGCATAGCCCGTGTGGCTAATGTTAAATACTTCGATTTTACCGCTTGCACTCATGCCATCACCTCATTATTGAAATGCATGGCAATTGTGCCATTGCCTTTAGCCTTGAAATAATTGATACCTTGGTACAAAGTCAATGCAAACTCCCTGTTTTCACCACGTTTCAAGTTGTAAATAACCCCTTCTGAATCTGTCAGCGTGATATCTTCATCACAATAGATTACTGGACTGATAGATGTATCACCAGAATTGACAAAGTAAATTGTCCTTTCTGACTTCGTGTAGCCTAGTTGCCATTTAGTCCATGTTGAATCATCACTTTCAAAATCGAATGTATCCCAGACATCATCGAAGTATTCATTTTCGTGGAAAGCGAACGGATAGCACTTGAATGTGATAGTAGCGACCAGATTCTTCTTGATTGGGTCATCAGCTACCTTGATATGCTTAATCTTGCCCATCCAATAATAACGTCGGTCATGCGTATCAAATAGTTTCCGCTCTGTTTTAGTAACCATTTGAGACTTAATCATGCGTTCTGCGGTCTTACGGTCTTCGTATTCCGTAAACGGCAATTTAAACTCGTATGTAATCTCTCTAGGCTCGAAAACACGCTCACCCAAGACACTAGAGAAGTCAAGCACCCCTTGCATAAAGGGGATAGACTCGACAATCTCTTTCTCGTCTGGGGTAGGTGCTTCACGTTTTTGTAGGTACCACCCAGAATCACGGCTATTAAAATCGCCAAATTTTATATACTCTTTGATTTTAGTAATCATAATCTGTGTCGTCCTTTCAGTGTTTTAATCGTATCAATGGCACTGTTGAAGTTATTAACTGTGCCACCGACAAGGGCTCCAGTATCAAGCACCATATTTTGACCTTGTGCCACTTGGTCTTTGAGTTCTCCCAATGCATCGATAACATCACTCAACAAACCGGCTGAATGTGCAGCGTAGGCTTCTTGACGAGCTGAAATCGTTGCGTCTGGGGTTTTATCTCGTAAGACTTCCATTTTAAGCTGGCTAGCCATGTTTGAAGTGGCACCGGTTAACATTGCGTTAGCTCGAACATTGAAGCCGTTGACTTGGTCACGGATGTAGTCGAGGCTATTAGCCACCTCTGGGGCTGATTCGTCGATACCTCGAGCGATACCAAGACCGATATACCAACCAACTTGGTCACGGAATAGGTGTGAAGGTGAGTGAATTTTGGCTTTAGCTTGTGCCGCTCTTTCCGCTTGTGCTACAAGGGCATTAGCTGCCGCTGTAACTGCTCCAAGAGCTGACATCAGACCAGCGGCAAGACCTTGACCCATGTAAGCCCCTGCTGAGAAAAATGCTCCATAACCTGCTCTTGCTGCGGCTGCTGCTTGGTTAACCGCTGCTTGCGTAACTGCAACTAACTGCTGACCGCTTGCTTGCATAGCTGATACCATTTGAGCACCACCGGCACGAATAGCCGCAACCACTTGATTCATGCCATTACGAACTGCTGCGACAATCTGATTCATGAAGGCTTGCGTGCTAGCAACCATTTGCATGCCACTAGAACGTAGAGCTGCCGTCATTTGCATGGCTCCAGACGTTACCGCTTGAACCGCTGACATCATGCCTGCGCTAACTGCCATACCAAGCGACATCATTGTAGCTTGCAATGTCATTGCTGCCGCTCCGACTGTAGCAAATACACTAGCAAGCATCATGACTTGAGCACTTACCATTGCAAGCCCTGCCCCTGCCATTTGAGCTGAGCTAGCAAGCATAGCAAGCTGACTAGATACCATGGTAGCCATCATGGAAACCATGCTGAAACCAGTCTGAGCAGTCATGAGTTGAGCACCAAACATGGTCACTGCTGAACCCGCCATCATGAGCTGTGAAGTCATTTGCATCAAACTGCTTGCAAACATCATGAATTGACTGTTAAGCATCATCAATGATGTGCCAATCATGGTGAATTGAGTACCTACAAGCGTTAAGCTAGTACCTAGCATGGTTGAGCTAGTAGCCATCATGGTCATGCTCGTAGTGATCATAGTTAACTGAGCAGCTAACATCGTTAAGCTAGTAGTTAACATGGTCATGCTTGAGCTGATAGAAGTCATGCTAGCAGTCAGCGACATTGAAACGGTACTGAACTGAGTTAGACCAGTTGCCGCTTGCATTAATGCTGGTGCTAGTGTCATGATTTGCGTTCTAAATGCAGTGATAGGGGCTACGATAGCCGTTAAACCGGCAAGCGATTGACTAGCTTGACTAGAGAACGTGCTGAACGCTGTTCCTGCTGTGGTCAACAATGATTGTAAGTTAGTAAATGATGACTGAATGCTTGTAATCGTGCTTGAGAATGATGTCAGACCAGATACAGCACTAGATGCTGAGCTAGATACCTTACTCATGCCGTCGCCAAGGTTCTTCATGCCAGTACCCGCTGTGGCAAGTCCCGCTGAATTATCACCGATAGAACCAACCCCCTTGGCAACCGCTGCAAGAGATGCAGCCATGTCCGCAAGATTGGTATTGGTAATCTTAACGACACCATTGGCGAGCTGATTGAATCCAGTACCAGCTTTTTGAGCTGCGGTACCGATTGAGTTAAACACATTAGCTAGGCTATTCAATACACTACTGATTGCACTGCCGGCTGATGTAATGACACTTGAAATACCTTCAAACGCTGATTTGATGCCGTTTCCGATACCTTGAGCCGCTGTACTGATTGAAGTACCGACCGACTGAACCACGCTAGCAATACCTTGCAAGGCTGCACCAATCGCAGAACCGGCAGCGGAAATCACACCAGAAACACCACTTAGGGCCGTACTAATAGCAGTTCCGATACCCATTGCAGCCGTAGCAATAGCCATTCCTGCTGCTGAAACAACTGAGGCAATGCCACTAAATGCAGCACTAATCACACCACCGATAGCTGTGATAATAGGCACAATTTGAGTGATTGCCGTAACAATCGCTGAAATGATTTGGCTGATAATAGGTGCAAGAGTTTGAACGACTGTAACGATTGCAGAAATCACTTGACTGATAACTGGTGCAAGTGTTTGAACGACTGTCACAATGCCTTGAATCAAGGTCATAATGACCGGTGCTGTTGCTTGAATCGCTTGGACAATCACTTGCAAAACCATTGCAATCTGTGGACCAAATTGACCGATTACTTGAGCAACTTGAACGATGCAATTTGAAACAACCGGAGCGATTGCCACAATAGCGTTAGCGATTATCTGAGCTACTGCCGTGATTGTGTTACCAATAATTTGGACAATCGGAGTGATTGCGGTAGCTACTGCGCTGATTGCAGAACCTAGAGCGGTTGCTAATCCACTAAATGCACTGATAATAGCTGGCAGCGTTCCTAAAATAGACGTCCAAGCATTACCAAATGCTGTAATGAATGGCGCTGCATTGCCTAGAGCTGTCCCTACTGCTTCAACCAATGGTGATAGCTGAGCAAGACCGGGCGCAGCTTCACCGACTGCCTTAATGACGATACCGAATGCCGTGCCAAAGGCTTCAACGATAGACCCTGCTGCCTTACCGATTGATTCAACAACAGTTCCAAACGCTGACCCGATAGAACCGATAATTTGAGAAACACCGCTAGCGTGGCTTGCAAGAAGTGAGAATGATGCCACGATTAATGCGATACCTGCACCGATACCGACTGCGGCAACGGCTACGGCAGCACCGAATGATAGCAAGGTAGCTGGATTAAGCCCTTTAAGGCCTTGTAAAACATATTTCATTCCTTGCCCGAAACCTTTGTAAGTTTCAGCAATACCTTTGAAGATAGCTGTCAAGATTCCTTTGATTGCATTACCAGACGACTTGATAACGTTGGATATCCCACTAAATAGCTGAGTAATAGTTGACTTAGAACGTCTCGCACTGTTAGCAGCTTGTTCTGTTCCTTCTGCAGCGTCCTCTCCGAATTTCTTGAATGGGTTTAGACTCTTGATGAAGTCTAAACCTTTCAATGCAACGCCTACCGCTGAAATCCCAGCTTTGGCAGTCATGAAACCTGCTACCATTGCCAAAATACCGCTAGTGATACCGTTTAAGATTCCCGGCGGAATTGCACTGATAAACCTAGAAATTGCTGAAACTGCTTGAGAAATCCAGCTAACTAGTGTTCCAAGAGCTGAGCCAAGCCCTGCAATGATTGACTGCGTTTGTGAGCTACCTAATACCTCACCGAATGACGAACCGATAGCTTTAAGGGCGTTCCAAGTATCTTGCACTGCTGCCTTGAACGATTGAAAAGCTCCAGTATCAGCAAACGAGCTGATGAAACTTCTAACCGATGTAGTGGCAATATTCAAGGCTTGTGAAATGCCGTTTGCAATGTCACCGAACACTGAGCCAATGCCCTGCATGAGCTTGCTTCCATCAATCTTGCTAAACAACTGCTTGATTGAGCTTGAGATGTAAGTGAAGGTCGCGCCTAGACTCTTCAAGGCTCCCGTATTCGTGAAGCCTTTCCAAAGCGAAGACAAACCGCTGCCAATCTTGTCAGCAATAGCGTTGAAATCCATTCTTTCAATAGCATCGGTTAGCCCTACTACCGCTTTGATACCGATTTGATTGAGTTTTTCAAATTGTGGCATCAATTTAATACCGATAGACTCTTTCATACTATCGATAGCTTGGTCAACAGTCTTGAACTCCGTGGCCATCTTACTGAATACTGGGTTATTACCAGCTCTTGTGATGGCGTCAAAGAAGTCTTCAGTCTTAATCTTGCCGTCTTGGACAGCTCTGACCATTTCATCGGTACTCATGCCCATTTCTTTCGCTACTGCTGCGATACCGGCGGGCGTTTGTTCCATCATGAGTTTGAAGTCTTGCCACTGAACTTTTGGCTTAGCGGCCATTTGGGTCGCTTGCTGGCTCAAGGTCTTCATGGCTTGTTGTGGGTCCAAGGCTGCTGCTGCAAGGCCACCGAAGCCCTTAACAAGTTCGGTTGTATTCTTCGTTCCAACGGCTGCTAACTGAGAATAGGTAGCAGCCATATCAGACGCTGAATAGATGGTCTTGGTGGCAAAGTCCTGCAACTCACCTTTGACCTGTCTAATTTGGTCAGTAGGCATCCCAATCTGTTCCATGTTCCCATCGAACATCTTCCATGCTTTGGTTGCACTATTGAGCTCACCTACCATGGATTTGATACCACCGCCAAGAGCACTGAGACCACCCATGATAGCACCACCGATTAGGTTTGCACCGAGAACAGACTTAAAGACCGAACCAACCTTACCGGCTGAACCTTTCAAGCCTTCCAAAGCTCCCTTAATGCGTTTAGCCCCACTTTCAGCGTCCTTTCCGTCAAATAACGCCTTAATCGTGACTGTACCATCTGCCATAGATTATCCCTCCTTTCTAAAATTCTTCTTCGTATTCTTCTTCCTCGATAATGTCGCTAGGAAGGGCATAATCTTTTTGAAGCCTACGCATTTCCTCTTTGTACTCTGCTGAGTCGCCCTTCTGTGGTTTCCATTTTCGGATTTTGACCACTTCCATGAATTTCGTCCCCTCTGGAAGTCCAGAAAGTAGAGCGTTAAACTTCTTCCAGTGGAGTTCCCCTTGGACATCGAATAGATCAATGCCGTAAGCCTGCAAGAATGACGCATAGATATAGTCACCGTCGTAGCGAATATCGTAAGGTGCCTGCTCTTGTTTGCCATTGCTTGCCGTGGTCTTCATAGGATTACCAGCCAAGTCATACTCAACATGATTGTCCTCAACCGTTGAAAGACTGATATGTTTTTCGAAAACCTCGTTAAACACCTCAGACATTTCCTCGACAGTGAAGTCTTCTAAAGTCTCACCGGTCAAAATACGAATGCCAAAATGTGGCTTAACAAACTCTGGAACATCTTCATCCCTCCACATTTCAAAGAGCTTTAGGACATTGTTAAACGAAAGGTCTAGGGCGTACTCTTCATCATCGATTACTAACTTATCTGTTAGTTTTCGTGATATATCTAGCATGATTACTCAGCCAAATATTTATCGAAGGCTGCCTTTGAGTTTTGATTCTCAAATTCAGAACGAATACCGTTGATAGTTTCAATCAGATAGAACATGGCGATACTTGTTGATTCACCAGCAAACGCATAGACAAGTTTAAACGCTTCTTCATCGTCAAAGATTTGTTTGAAAGCATCTTCAATAAAACCCTTTGACGCATCAATGGCTTCTTTGTTGTCTGTGCCTTGGATAATCATGCTTTTGGCTTCCAAATCTTTACCGACTTCTTCCATACGTTTTAGATTGCTATCTGATAATGGGAAATTAAGTTGGAACTCACCGAAGTCTACTGGGATGACATTGCTACGTTTTTTAATTACTACCATGGTTATTTACTCCTTCTAATACGAAAAAAGAGGGGAAGGGCTAAACCCCACCCCTCAGTTGTCTTATCTTTGTTTTTTATTTAGTTAGATTATCCAGTTACTGTCGCTGATTCAGTTTCAGACGAACGGCTAGAACCCGGTGACGCTGTACGTCCAGAAGTTTCAGAACCAGTGCCAGAAGCTGCTACTGCTGCGGCTGCTACTGGTGTGCCACTGATGTCATGTTTCTGTGGTGTACGTGACCAGTTGACTTGGAACTTAATTGTCTCAAGTTCTGATGCTTCACCGTCACCGACTTCAATTTCAGAAAGTCGAGCAAGACCTTCCTTGTAGTATTTACCGTTAGGCACAACTTCCTTGTACCAAACAACCAAGTCGTCAGCTACTGCATCTTCTTTTTCAACGACAAAGTTTTGAGCTTTATCATCATAGTCACGGTGCCCCTCAAATGAGCGACCACGAGATTTTGAAGTGATGATTTTCTCTTTAGTACCATCACCGTCGAAGTAAGCAACGTCATCGTCTTCTGCGTCATTTTCAGGCGCAGATTCTTTGATACCTTTGGCAATCCACAAGTATTTATCCTCTGCTGGTGGAGTGTCTGGATGTTCTGAATCGAACGGTGCGATATAGTGTTTGCGAATCGCATTTTTAAATTTGGCCATTAATTAAGGCTCCTTTCTACTTCTAGTCTTGCTTGTAGGTCGAGCAAGTAAATGTAAAAGCCCTGCTCGTCGGCATCGTTTAAGCTCGGTGTCTCGACGGTCAAGGCTAGGAATGTATATGAGTTATTCTTGCTTGGTAGCTCAAAGCCAATTTTTGAAAGCTCGGTGTTTATCTTCCACAGAATAGCGTTTAGCTTTTGCTGGTCCTTTGATTTAATAGCTATTTCATAAGGTAGCGATAAAATCTGAGTGCCAGCCATGTCCTCATCTTCCACTTTGCCACCCGGCAACGGATAGACTGAAAGACTTTCGTCTTCTGAAAGATAATCAAGTTTGCATTTCAACGGCAGTCCAAGCGTATTGATGAAGTTTGCTAGAACTTCTGAAAAATCGTTATCGTTCATTAGTTAACCCCCATAGCTCGAAGCGCAACTTTGCCCCAGTTCTTACCATGCTTAGGAATAGCTTTCTTATCCCACCGCTTGCCAGTTCCGGGTGTAGTGTATTTGCTGAAAGTGAAGCTCCTATTTTTGTTGTAACTAGACCCATAGAATTGAGCTCTTGCATAAGGTCCCGGATATCTAACACCATCGCTAAAAGCTGAACCGCTAGCGCTCAAGGTTCCATCTCTACGAGGGATGAATGGCTGCATGTCGGTTATCATTTGACCAATCATGGCAACCTTTCCACGCTTGACAGCTTCTGGACTGCATTTCTTTTCGAGCCCTTGCAAGTCAACCTTAACGGTTACATTAGCACCCATCAGATCACCTCGATTTCATAACAAAACACTTTGTTTTGCCTTGGATAGTAAATTGGAATGACGGAACGAATCTTATAATCACGTTTACCGTCGTTAATCAAGCCATTTTCAAAACTTTCGTCAAGCACCACCGGGCAATGTTTCGGATAGACAAATAAAACACTGGGTTTTGATTCGCTACGGTTGTTAGTTGCCCCGCTGACATTGAACCGTCTATCAAATCTAACGGGTTTAAGGGTTGTGGGCTCATCATATGTTACTTTTCCCCAGACATCCGTTTCACCCGTTAATTTTTTGATTGTGACAGTGTCAACTAGCATGCGTTTATCAATAACGGTCATAACATACCCCCCTATAGCCATATCCAGCCCCTTTTAGGGCATTCAAAGCGTCAAGAGATAGATTATACCGGCTGCCCTCAGTGGACGCCTTGGACGTGCTCTTGTAGCTGATTGATGTCCGCCCAAGAGACACACTAGAGACTGATTGTTTTTCATCAGCGGTCATGATGCCGCTACTATCCAAGTAAGCAATTTGAAAAGCCGTTGCTAATTTAACGGCCTTCTTTCGATATTCCAGTTCTTTTTCAAAATCAACAAAGTCATAGAGGTTTCTAATAAACATATTGATAGCTAATTCTGCCCTAGCTCGTAGCTTTTCAAAGTTTTCGACCTCATCAAAACCAAGTTTTTCAAACTCGTTTTCAGTTAGATAAGCGATTTTAACCACCTCCATAATAAAAAGGCGGTGTATTATCCGCCTTCTAGTTTATTCTTCGATTTCGTAACCGAGATTAAGAAACGCTGAAACAGCAACATCATTAGTAGCTGTAAAGCTAACGCCATCTTTCGTCAAGATAACGCCGTTTACTGTTGTTTCTTCGTTCTTCTTAGCTGCTGCCATAGTTACCCCCTATTAGGCTGATTTGTGGACGTAGATGGCTTTCTTCTTGTTTTCCAAAACGAAAGCATCGTAACGGATACGTCCTTCAACAAGTTTTCCGTTGATTCCTGGTGGGTTATCGTGAATCTTGTAGTCTTCAAGTTTAACTGGTGATGTAGTCGCTACTGGGTGAGCAATGATGAACTCAACGCCTTGAGGAAGGCGGCCTGGTGTAAGAACTACTGGCATGCCGTCAATCATACCAACTTGACCATTGATTGTAATTTGTTGTCCAAGATCTGACTGTTTAACAAATGCCGGGTCAAGTTTGATAAGTTTGTAGAATTTAGAAGAAACATGAAGCACGCGCCCAGCAGTTGGAACAAATGCTTCTGTGAGCTTAATTTGACCGTCAAGCACTGCTTCATAAGCATTATCTTTAGTAACTGCTGCTGTAACGATGTTATCTGTGTCAGCACCGCCTGCAATAGTTGCGAATCGGTAAGTGTCGATCTCTGGGATAACAACTTCTGACAATTGACGAGCAAGAGCTTTACCAGCTTCCATGACACCGTTAGTGTCTTGTTCAGATTTCTTATCAATGGTGAATGTGAATGAGCGGTCTTTCTTCAATACCATTGTTTGAACAGTATTACCGAGCTCGTCCGCTGTACCGTAACGATTGACACCGCTAGTTGTGTAGTCGTTCATTTGAGATGTAGGAACAGAATACACTTTAACTGTGTCAACACCAGTAAAGTCGAAATCTTGGTTAATGATACCAGTTGAAAGAGCTTCTTTTGTGAAGCGTTCATCAACTTTGTTGTCAAATTTCTGTGCGTAGTTAACAACCATGTTTTAAATACCTCTTTTCTTTTTATACGCTATCAAAGCCTTCAAATAGAGCTTTGTCTTCTGCGCTAATATCTTGCCCAGCATCCGCCGCCGGATTGCCTGGAACAGTGATATTTGGGTTTTGCGGCTCGCTTTGAGCTTGAAAGAGGTATGGGCTTGTCTCTCTTAGACCGTTGATAGTTTCTTCTAGGACAGGTTTGCCGTCCTCACCTAGTTCAATCTTGTCTAGGTCAATAAACTTCATAAGGTCCTCGGAGTTGTAAGCTCCCACGTCCTTCAATGCCAAAGCTACCGCATTAGTTTTCTTAACTTGGGCAAGGTTAGCTTCGTTCTCAGTCTTGTAAGTGTCGAATTGAGCTTGTAAGTCCGCTAATTGTTGCTTAGCTTCTTCACTTGCTCCCTCTTTGGCTTTCAAGTCTTCGAGTGCTTGGCTTTGTTGCTCAAGTTGTTGTTTAAGGCTGTCGTTTTCAGCTTGTAATTCAGACTTAGCTTGTGATTTTGCATTCTCAATACCTGCACCGTACGCTTGCATGATATTGTCAATCACACTCTTATCTGTGATACCAGCTTCAACCAACATTTCACGTTTTAAACTCATGCTTAAAACTCCTTTGTTTTACGTCCGGTGGACTGTATTAGCCCAGTTTTACGACATTTGACAGGTCATGATAGTCTAATTCCTATCAGTCAAGATTTTGGATCACCAGCTTTCTTTTTCTGTTGTTTCCGCAGCTCGATTGCTGCTTTAGCTTGGTTGAATGGGTCATCATAATACCTCTCTCTCGAATAATCTCGATATAGGAATGGATAACGCTTCAGATAGTCCCTCATAGCTGCTTGTTGTTTCCTAACTTGCCCTTTGTACTTGCTTATTAGCTCGTCATCCTCTAGCTTGTTAGCAACATGAAGGAACTCTTTAGACTTTCTGATAGAACGTTCTATAGCTCTCTGCTTAGCTTGAGCGTTGGCGTTCTCTATCGCTTGTTCTGGCGTTAGGTCTTTTAGGTGTTCCGGTAAGTCTGGCTTATAGTTAGCGCCTACAACAAATGGTGTTATCTCATGCCGGCAGTTAATACCAAGACAGCCGCCTGCACTACCAAAACCGTAGTCAGATAGCGAATAGATGCGTTCCCCTTTCTCGGTCCTTGCCGGACCATGCGTAACTATTTGATGTTGCAATGGGGCACACATCTCACGGGCTGTTGACTTCATCGAATAATAGAATGTATCGATGCCCACTTCCTCAGCGGGTGCCATTCTAGCTTCACGATAGACCCGCCATGAAGTTGAGC